AGCTCTGATTGATAGCACACCAGCACCGATCCTTCAAAATGTGCCTAGCTCTATCAATGTGACTCCCTGTGAGGTGACAGCTCCTACATTGTCCTATATTACATCTTTTGGATCTAACACAGAAGCGACATTCAAATTTGAGATCACTGAAGGAGGGAAACTATGTGAGCAAGAAAATGTCGATGAATATGGTTTTTTAATTGCTGATTCAATTTCTACACTCTCAGCAACTAATGATATTGATACCTTAAAAACAGCAGCAGGAGTTCAGCTCATTATGGTCAACAAAGACAATGTCTTTCTAGGAGCTGGATCTCCTCTAGACATGACTGCCTCACCTAGAATCAAAGAGGCAAAAGTCACAGGATTGACACATCCAGCAACAAAGCATGCTAGGTTTTATGCAAAGACAAATGTCAGTCCAGACTATGATACAGATAAAAACACAATAACAGGGATTCACACAATAAGCACAAACCCTGCTCCAGGAACAAGCTCATCAACTGCAAGAATTCCAGGTTTTGGAATCCATGCTGGAATTGGTTCTGCTGGATATAGTTCAATCCCTACAAAGGCACAAATAGAGGCGAACACTTACACAGTCTATCACAGTGCTTTTTGTGGTGAATATGCTGTTTCAAATGCAAACTATTTTCACAATGGATCTTCTGGTCTCTATCCTGTAGTGGGTGATTTAATCTCTAGGAAAGCTCCAGGAGGTGTCCCAAATTATGGAGGAGGCACAGATTCTTTCATCTCTATATATGGAAGCACAGACTATTTTGCTCTGGCTGTAGGTGACAACCTTGACAACTTCATAAAAGATTCAAAAGCCTATTATAAGGTGATCAAGTATATAGTTGTTAAATTTTCATCTGCTGAAGTTGTTGCTGTCTATGATTGCAACCTTGTAGAGCCATTGACAAAAGCATTTGTATACACATCTTTCTATCTGCCACTTTCAGCACATAGTTTCAGCAGCAGATGTGATGAAAACTATGCAGTAAATCAAATAGAAGATTTTGAAATTGCACATGATGGAATTGACATCAATCCAGGGCTAGGAGATCAAATCAGAACAACAAAGGTTCTGGGTCAAGATGTGACAACAACATTTCAAAACAGCCAAAACAATTTTGCCAGCAATGCTGCAGCAATAACAAATTGGAGACAATATGACTACCATGTGATTGTATTATTAAACTCAGATAAAAGAGTCAGAGGCTTTTTAACACTACAAAAAAGCAAAGGAATTGTAATTGACACATACTACTGCGAATGATTAAAAACATTATTGAGATGCTGGATATATTGAAACATGATCACAGGGGTCTAGGAGACCTGGAAAAGATTGCATTAGGTAGAAACAAGATGCCAGAGTCTATCAAAGAAGGATTAAAACTAATTAAGTACAAGCTATGAGCCAGGAAGTAAACATGAAATTGAATGTTGACAGTAAAGGAGCTGTCAAAAATGTTGATGCTGTCAATGATAGTTTAAAAGAAACATCACAAAAGTCAAAAGAAGCATCAACTGATGTCTCAGAAATGGGAAACCAGCTTGACACTGTCACAGGAGGAGCTGTTTCTGGGTTTAAAGGACTTTTAGGGACACTTAGAAATGTCACAAAAGGTTTCAGAACCCTTAAAGGTGTGCTTTTAACTTCTGGAATAGGTGCAATTGCACTTGCAATAGGAGCAGTTGCTCAAGCTTTCCAGGATTCTGAAGAAGGTCAGAACAAGTTTGCAAAGATTATGGGTGTGATAGGCTCAGTTGTAGGCAATCTCACAGACAAGCTCTCTGATCTAGGCATGGCAATCATTGAGACATTCACAAATCCTGTAGAAGCATTTAAAAACTTTAGCAAGTCAATCAATGATTTTGTAGTTAAAAAAATAGATCAGCTCCTGGGAGGACTTGGACTTCTAGGATCTGCTTTTCAAAAGCTTTTTGATGGAGATTTTAAAGGAGCTTTAAATGATGCAGGAACAGGATTTCTAGAAATAAACAGAGCAATCAATCCTGCAGTCATTGCAACAGAAGCTCTTGTTGATGGCATAAAGAAAACAGTTGATGCAACAAAAGAGCTAGGCAAAGAAATTGCTGCTGATGCAAAGTCAGCACAAAAGGTTGCAGACCTCAGAGCTAAAGCAGACAAGGCTGAAAGAGCATTGATTGTAGATAGAGCCAAAGCAGATAGGGACAGAGCTGCACTTTTAGAACAGGCAATTGACAAAGAGAATTTTACAACACAGCAAAGAATCGGATTCCTCCAGGAGGCTGCAGCTCTGGAAGAGAAAATTACAAACCAGGAGATTGAAGCAGCCAGGCTTAGATCAGAAGCAAAGACTCTTGAGAACACATTGTCAAAGTCTACAAAGGAGGACATGATTGAAGAGGAGGAGCTAAAAGCTGCACTCATTCAATTAGAAACTGCAAAGCTCACAAAGGCAAAAGAAGTCACAGGACAGATCATTGCATTAAAAGCAGAAGAGGCTGCAGCAATCAAAGCAATTGCAGACAAAGAAGCAGCAGACAACAAAGCTAGAGATGACAAAGCAGCTGCAGATAAAAAAGTCAGAGAGGACCAGGCAGCAAAAGACAAAGAAATTTCAGACAAAGCACAAGAGGACAGAAATACTAGAATTGCAACAGAAGAGCAGAGACAAATAGACATGATCTCAGCAGCTAAACATTCAGCAGCAGACCAGGCAATTGCACTCTTTGGAGCTGAGACAAAAGCTGGAAAGGCTGCTTTGGTTGCAAAACAGGTCATGAATGCCATTGAATTAGTAGATACTGCAAAGAAAACAATCACAATGTCAACAATAAAAGCTGCGGAAGCGAATTCAGCTGTTGCTGTGGGAGCTGCAGAGACTGCAAAAATTGGTTTTCCTCAAAATGTACCAATGTTGATTGCTTATGGATTACAGGCTGCAGGAATTATGATGTCAATAAAGTCAGCATTTAGTGCCTCAAAAAGTGCAGCGTCTGCAGCTGGAGCTGGAGGGGGAATTTCTGCTCCTGCTTCCAGGACTCCATCATTTAACATTGTAGGATCATCACCACAGAATCAGATTGCTGAAGCACTAAATGGACAAAACCAGAGACCAATAAAAGCCTTCGTGACCTCATCAGATGTGTCATCAGCCCAGGCTTTAGACAGAAATATAATTGAAACAGCTAAAATAGGATAATTATGAAAATAGTAGAACTAATCTTGGATGAAGAGAATGATGACATTGGAGTGTCAGCTCTGAGTCTAGTAGAAAACCCTGCCATTGAAGAGGAATGGATTGCTTTGAAAAGCCAGGAGGTAAAATTTGCACAAATAGATCAAGAAAAAAGAATCTTGATGGGTGCAGCTTTAGTGCCAAACAGACCAATCTACAGAAAGTCTGATGATGAGGAATACTATATCTTTTTTAACAAAGATACAGTCAGAAAAGCATCAGAAATGTTTTTTGTCAATGGCAATCAGTCAAACTCTACTCTAGAGCATAAATACAAGCTTGAGGGAATGACAGTTGTTGAGTCCTGGATAATAGAGAATAAAGACAAAGACAAGTCTGCTCACTATGGTATGGACCTCCCAGAGGGGACATGGATGGTCTCTATGAAAGTCAATGATGATGACATCTGGGAAAATTATATCAAAACTAAGAAAGTCAAAGGATTCTCAATAGAGGCTTTTATGTCTGAAAAGGCAACTCAGAGACCTAAAGACAAAACAATTGATGAGAAGCTTGCTGAAATGGAAAACCAGGAGGCTGAGTATATGATGTCAGAGGTCAAAGACATGCTAGGCTATGGCAAAAAGAAAAAGAAGAAGAAAAAGTACAATATGAAGTCTTTTTCAGACTATCCTTCTGGAGTGAAAAACAATGCCAAAAGAGGCATTGAGCTAAATGAGAAAAATGGCAACAAATGTGCAACCCAGGTTGGCAAAGTCAGAGCAACTCAACTTGCACAGGGCAAGCCTGTAACTGTAGAAACCATAAAAAGAATGTTTAGCTATCTCTCAAGAGCAGATGAGTACTATGATGAGAGTGACTCTTCTGCATGTGGCACAATTTCCTACCTACTTTGGGGAGGTAAAGCTGGTCTTAGATGGGCAGGATCTAAACTCAGAGAGCTTGATCTGCTTTCTGAAATGCTAGATGATGACAATCCATGCCAGGCAGGCTATGAAATGGTAGGAATGAAGATGAAAAATGGAAGGAGAGTTCCAAACTGTGTGCCTTTAGAGTCCCAGGAGCTAAAAACCATGATCATAGACACAGAAATAGCTATCATTGATGACAGGCTTGCCTACAGTTCCCAAACAAAAGCAGAAGAGAAAGCAAAAGACCTAGGATGTGAAGGATTTCACACTCATGATCTAGAAGGACAGACCTGGTTCATGCCCTGTGAATCACATAAACAGCAATAAATGAGAAAGAAATCAAAAAAGACAGTAAGCAGGATCAACAGAGTAGGAGGAGACAGAGCCTGTCTGTGTAAAGACAAGCAAACCTATGACAAAAAGTGCTGCACAGGAGAAACTCATGCCCAGGGAATAGGTGCAATCTAAAAAAGGTCTAAAAATATGACCGATTTTGTGCTGCAGCTACGTTTTAAGAGTATAAACATTTTAACTAAATGAAAGCAATAGACATGTTGAATCAAATCAAAGAGACATTGGGCATTGAGCTATCTGATCAAAAGATAGTTCTAGCAAAAATGGCTCTAGAAAATGGAACAGAGATCGAAGCAGAAAGCTTTGAACCTGGACAGCAAGTCTTTATTGTCAGCGACTCTGAGGACTCTGTGCCTCTTCCTATTGGAGAATATACTTTGGGCAATTCTGAAGGCATTCTCTCAGTCACAGAGGAAGGAATCATAGGTGAAATCAAAGAAGCTGGTGGTGAAGAGCCTGCTGAGGAAGAAGCATCAGAGGTGGAAGCTTCTGAAGAAGATGCTACTGAAAAAGTGAAGTCTGAAGAGACAACAACTAAAGTAGTGTATGCAACAAAGGAGGAAGTTGAAAACCTATCGAGCATGATCTCAGAGATCAAAACAATGCTAGAGGCAAATGAAGCTCCTGCAGTTGAAGAAAACGTAAATGACATTGAACTTGCTGCTGAAGCTGTGGAAGAGATTTCACATAATCCAGAAAGTGTCAGCACAGAAGCACAATCAACTTTTGAAAATGTAACTGTGTCAAGAGCAAAATATTTAAACAATTTAGTAAATCAATTTAATCAAGAATAACCATGGCAACAAGTCACACTTTTACTGATAACACATACAGCGGCAAAAAAGCTGCTGGTTATCTCTCAGCAAGTTTACTTTCTGGGAAAACTTTATCATCTGGCGCAGTAGATGTCAGAGACAACATCCAGGGAAAAGAAGTAATTCAAGTACTCGCTTCTGATGCTAACTTAATCAAAGCAGCAAGCTGTGATTTCTCAGCAACAGGAACTTTGACAACTACAGAAATTGTTTTGAGTCCAGAAGAGTTCCAGGTGAACCTTCAGCTTTGCTCTAAAAACTACAGAACAACTTGGGAATCTTTACAAATGAAAGGCATCAAGTCTGGAATTGCAAAAGATCTAGGGGACTTCATCCTTCAGCATGTTGCTGACAAGGTAGCTGCAAACATGGAAACAAACTTCTGGCAAGGAGCAAATGCAACAGAAGGTCAAACAGATGGAATCACTGTTCTAGCTGCTGCTGACTCTGATGTTGTTGATGTAACAGGAACAACTGTGACTGCTGCAAATGCACCTACAGAAATGTCTAAGGTAATCTCAGCAATTCCGAACACTATCTATGGAGCTGATGACCTTTATCTATATGTAAGTACACACATCTTTAAGTCATTTGTATCAAGTCTTGGAGGCTTTGGAAGTGGTGGCTTAGGTGCTGCTGGTTATGAGGACAAAGGAGCTACATGGTACAGAGGACAACAGGAGCTTTTCTTTGAGGGAGTGAAGGTCTTTCATGCTCCAGGGATGCCAACAAACGATATGCTTTGTACAAGAGCAAGCAACTTGATTTTCTCAACTGCTTTATTCTCTGAAAACAATGAAGCGACTGTCATCGACATGAGCAAATTTGATGGGTCTCAAAATACAAGAGTAATCTTGAGAGGGTCTCAAGGAGTAAACATTGCAAACGCTGCAGAGATCGTTTACTATACATAATTTTCTAACTAACTAAAAACCAATAACTTATGTCATGTAGTATAAGCAAGGGCAGGGCAATAAACTGTAAGGATCAAATCGGAGGTTTGAAAACTGCCTGGTTAATGGATTTTGGAGGTTTAGGAACTGTGACTCTAGGGAGTAATGATGAAGCAACTGATGCTGATGGCACAGGAACTTTATTTGTTTATGACCTAAAGGGATCTGGCAACACTATGGAGACAACAGCGAATGTGTCACGAGATAATGGCACTTCGTTTTTCTCTACTGTTTTGTCCCTTTCTCTCCCAAAATTAACTAAGGAAGATCAAAAAGAGTTAAAGCTACTTTCTTATCAAAGACTAGCAATAATAGTTGAAGATAGAAATGGCAATTTCTTTTTGCTAGGCAAAGACCATGGATGTGAACTCACTTCTGCTTCTATGCAGACAGGGGGTGCAATGGGTGATGCTTCTCAGTATGTGATGGAATTTACATCTGAAGAGCCTCTTCCTCCAAACTTTGTTGATGGAGCAACAGCAGCAAATCCAACTGCTGGCTGGAGTTCATATAGTGAGACAATCACTGTAGGAACAAACAGCTAAAATTCTCTTTGTGTTTTGTTTGGGGAGTGTTCTGTAAAAGACCTCCCCTTCAAACACATAAAAACAAACACAATGGCAAAAAAGACAAAAACATTTAAGGCATTTAAAAAGCCTTTTGACAGTTCAGAGTTTTCTGAGATCAGCAAGTCAGAACTGAAAAAAGAGATAGGTGACTCTGGAATGGAAATTCTGGAGAACATAGGTAGAATAAAAACTGAAAAGGCTATATACAAAATAAGCAAATGACAATCCTGGACAGATCATCATCTTCTCACACAATCAACTTTGTTCCCAGGAGTTATGACTCAACAGGATCAACTTCCTACAGAGTTGTCATCACAAATGAGACAAACAACACAGAGACCTATAATCAGACAACTAGCAGCTTTGCTGAGGTTGACTACTATAGAACACACACAGCAACATTTGGCTTTGATTCAAACAAAGACATGAGCTACATTTTAAAAATAACAGATACAGCAACTTCAAAAGTGATCTACAGAGAGAAGCTTTTTGTCACAGATCAGACAGCAGCAGCCTACTCAGTAAACACAGGACAATTTACTTTTGAAACAAGTTCAACAAATGACTATCTAGTTTATGAATAGCCTTGAAGTAATACAATTAGAAGCATATCAGACCCCAGAAGTCATAGAAGATGCAAAGAAGGATTTTGTAGCTTTTGGCTCAGATAATCTATTCTATGACCAGCTCATAGATGTCTATCTAAACAGTCCGACATCACACAGCACAATCACAGGGATTGTCAATCAAATAGTAGGAAAAGGATTACACGCTCACAATGCTTCCAGGAAGCCAGATGAGTTTGCACAGTTTAGATCACTATTTAAATCTAAAGATCTCAAAAAAATAGCTCTTGACTACAAGCTTCTGGGAGAGGCTGCCATCCAGGTGAGCTACCTACAGAAAAAAGTGGTCAAAGTATCACATTTTAATAGAGAGACACTAAGAGCAGAGAAGTGTGATGACAAAGGAGCTATCAATGCCTACTATTATCACCCAAAATGGAAAGACTACAAAGATGGAGACAAGCTCACCAGGATTCCTGTCTTTGGATCTGGTGCAAAAAATGAGATCTACATCATCAGAAGGCACATTCCATCTATGCACTACTATAGTGTCCCAGACTATATTGGATCTCTAAACTATGGAAAGCTAGAATG